CGAGAGCGCCACGCCTTTGTTCTTGCCGAAGTGCACCTGCACGCTGCCCGCGTCCTCGATGATCTCGGTGGGCAGCGGCACCTCGTCGGATTTCGGGAAGCTCGATGCGGGCTTTGCAGCCGGTGCTCCCGATGCGAATGGTCGCGCCTCCAAGGCTTCGCGGATGCGGACGAGCTCCGCGTGGATTAGATCGAGGTTCATGCCGTGACCTCCACCAGCTTGAGGCCGAGCTTTGCGGCAGCGTCCGTCAGTTGCAGAAACTCGCGGGCCTTCTCGTCGCCCTGCGCAGTGATCTGGCCGCGGGCGATGTCCATCGCTCCTTCCAGTGTGTCCGATTGCGCGCACTCCCAGCGCCACGCCCCTCGATTGAGGATGTCGCCAAACGTGATCTGGTAATCCCAGCCTTCTTTAATTGCGTTCGGTTTGATCGTCACTCGTCGTGAGATCGTGATTTCCGCTTTGCAGCTCGTGAGCGTGCGCAGGTCTTGCGCGGCCCAGAGCATTTCATTGTCGTCGTCGTTTTCCATTGTCGTCCTGTGTGTGTTTTTGTTGCTGATTGGTGACCGCGTATTTTCGCACGCCCACGGTCGGGCTCGTTGGCCTTGGTGTTCGGGTGGCTCCGAAAGTTATTTGGTGGTGTAATCCTCGGCGTAGTCCGCCGCTTCCTCTAGCGTCATCTCGCGCAGTCCGTGAGACAACGTGTCGAGGATGTCCGCGAACGCCTGCTCGTTGTGTTGCACCGCGTGAGGCGCTGATCCGCACGCCCATTGCACCGGCTCGCATTGGCAGTCCGTGCCCGCCCAGAGTTTACCAACGGGAGCAACGAGCTGGATGACTCTCATGTCGCGATAGCCGCAATCCTCCTCGACGGTTGCGCCTGCTTTGGCGACCACGCGTTTGATGTCGTTGAGGGTTTTCATTTGGTAAGGCGTGCGACCTTGTCGCCGTAGGCCACCGTCGCGGGCTTGCTCGCCCCGCGCGGTCCGCCGTTGTGCACGCGCGCCAGCGTAGTCACGTCGCCCGCCGCCCACGCTGCGGGCGCGTAGCGTTGAAGGTAGGCGGTCACGACGCGCTTGCTGTAATCGAGATCGGCCACCCTTGAGTAGTCGCCGGCCACGCGGCTGTCGGCGTGGTAGGCGCGGTGAATCTGGAGCGGCCCAAGAGCCTTGCCGCCGTCGCCGAGGATTGCGCCCGTGCGCCCGCTCGTCTCCACGATGTGGAGCGCGCGGAAGAAGCTGGGTGGTGGCGCGGCCTGCGCGGTTGCGCAGAGCGCGAGGAGAAGGAGCGTGGATTTCATGCTTCGTCCTTTCCGTCCTCTTCATCCTCGTCGTCCTCTTCATCCTCCTCGGCGGCTGGATTCGCAATCGCCCACGCCTCTTGCGCGGCGCGGTCTGCTGCGCTGCGCGCGGCGTAACGGGCTTCATCCGCTGGCGTCCAAGGATTTTCAGCGCGTCGGCGCGCGTCGATCTGCGCGAAGGCGTCGTCGAGCGAGATGGTGTCCGGTGTATTGGTTTTCATTTCGTGAGCTTTGAGGCGTTGCGTTTCGCTTGGGCGATCTGCTTCGCCGTGCATCCCGCGCCGATAGACTCGGCGAGAGCGATTGCGCGGTCGGCGCGTGCTTGGTCGGGCGCGAGGATCGCAAGGACCAGAGCGTTTGTAAGAGCATCGGTGGTGCTCATGCGGCACCTCCGACGGTGACCGGCGCTCCGACTTGGCAAACCTTGCCAGCTTCGTTTTTCCAGATCGACACCTCGACAAGCGAGCCATCTGGCATCCGAATCGTTTGGACCTCTGCGATTCTTGGTCCGCTTTGGAACGCGTTACGGTGCAAAACCTCGCGAGTAGAAACGAGGACGGGAAGGGCGGTATCGGTTTTCATTTTGTTATGTTGCGAGCCTCGGGGTTATTTCCCTCCGGTCTGGCACCGGAAAACCCCGCGCCTCCGAAGAGGTAGCGGGGTGGTTTGCGGGGCGAGGTTTACTCAGCCCATCTCGGCCATCCGAGCCATTCCGTCGTTGTATTCCCGCTCTTGCTCTGGCGTGGCGTAGAATCCACAGAAGCCACCGGTTGAGCTGTCATCCATCACGCTCGCGGTGTGAATGAATCGGGTTCCTTCTGGCGCGTTGGCTTTAAGGGCTTCGAGGCTCTTGGCGTTCTTCATTTGGGTCTTCATTTTGTTTTTTGTGTTTTTCGTCTCGGGGTTAATTCCCTCCGACGTGCACACTCAATCCGAACACCCCGCCCGCGTAAAGCTCAATTGCGTATTTTGTCCTGCTGCTTCCCTAAGCCGTTGCAGTTGCGCTACTTAAAACGAATCAAATGTTGGCGACGGATGCGGAATCTGGGCAAAAGAAAGCCCGCGAAACGGTAAATCCGCTCGCGGGCTTGCGGTTAGCCTCAGCCCTCACCGCCGCATGGTGATGCGAGGAGAGCGGATTGCGGGCGCGGTGGCAAGGGTGTAATTGCGCGGCCCATACTTTGTATCCGCTTTGCTCATACGTCGAGCGCGTCCGAGAACAAAGCGCCGCCGAAATCTGACACCATCGGCTCGGCCTTCGCTGCGCGGTAGAAATTCGCCATCGTGTCCGCATCGAGCGCCGCGCTTGAGAAGTATCGGTCGAAGGCGTCGCCCGTGACGCGCAGCTTTGCGATCCACGGCGTCAACGGGTCTTTGCCGCCGTGCGCCGCCGCCGAGTCGACGAAGAGTGAGAACAGCCCAACGGCCTCGCGCGTCATCCGGTCCACGCGATAGGTGATGAGCCGCGTGTAGTTACCCTGTGCGCCAGAGCGGAGCGTGAATGTTTTTTGAAAGGCCATGTTAGTTGTATTCGGTGAAGCGTGCCGAGAGTCGAAGGTTGCCCGAGGCAAGCGTCCCGCCGTCGTTGCGGTAGATTTTTATGACCGCAGTTGTCGATGTTGAGCCTGCGGCCTGCGAGTCATAGAAACCCTGATAGAGCACGTCCTCGACCGCGACCAGACCGTCATCGGGCTTCGTGTTGAATCCGCGATTTGTGAGTGAGATGCTCAGGTCGTAAGTCGTAGCCCCGCCCGTAATCGCGAACACGTCGTTGATTTCATAGACGACATTGATCTGTCGCGTGGATGAGCCTGAACCGGTTTTGATTCCGGTGGTGGTTACGTCGGTTGTATTTTGTGCGGAGATGGTTCCAGTCCCGATTGACGCTGCCGTGTTTGCGTTCCCAAGACTGGCATACGGTGACGCAACTCCGGATCGGTTCACGGCCCTAATGCGTATGTATCCAGCGGGCGCGCTTAGGCTGTAAAGAAATGTCTCTGTGTCCCGTGTTGTGACAAAGGAATTTGCACCATCATTAGGAGTCCATGAGTAATCCGTTGCCGCGTCGCTGTTCGTTGTCGTCGCTTTGATTTCGTAGTAAGCGAAATCGGATTCAGTGTTTGATGCCCATCCGATTCGAGTGCCAATTAGGAATACGGTGGTTGCGGGAAAGTATTTTGGCTTTACGCCGTCGCCGCTGAATGTTCCGCCGGTAGGTGTAGCCGGTGACGTTGTATTGCTCGGCGCAGTCAGACCAAGCACCGACGATACCGTTGAGAGCCTACCTGAGAACGAAATCCCGCGCGTCGCGAATTGGTAGCCAACGCCCGCAGAGAGGTCGTCAATCGACACCGCGTAGGAAACCGATGACGTAATTTGATTTGCTATGATAAAATCGCTTGCGCCTGTGCGCCGATAGAGCACGTCGAGAGAGACCGCGCCAGACGGCAGCGGAGGCGCAGTGAGAGAGATGCTGGCAAATGATCCCCCGTCGCTCGACAGATAAAACGTCGCGCTGATGAGCGTAGGCGCAGCGGGTGTGTTCGGTGCGGTCGGGTCGATAGGCCCAGCGGTGATGACCGATGGCGTCGCTTGGACGTAGTTGGTAAACCCTGACACGTTCTCCACGGTGTCGTAAGCGTTCAGCCAGTAGTAATACGTCGTACCGATGTCCACGTCGGTGTCCACGAAGCGCGACGCGCGGACCTCGGCGATCTTGTTCGTGTTGGCGTTCGCTGGCGTGACCGCCGTGGTGTTGCGATAAATGCCATATTCCGAAAAGTCGGGCTCGGTGTTGTCGTTCCAGTCGAGGGAGACCGCGCGGCCCGTGCCGACTACAGCGGTGAGGCCGGTGGGGATGCTTGGGGCGGTGGTGTCTTTGGCGACGGTGATCGTTCCGCTGAGGTAGCTCGTAGAAATGCGGAAATAGCTTTCGCCGTAAATTCGCACGTTGTAGTTCGTGCCGATCTTCACGTCCGAGCTGATGAAGTCCTCGGTCTGCGCCCCTTCGAGGCGGCTCCATGTCAAATAGGTCGTGCTCGTGCTCGGCTTGTATTCGATGACGACGGCGCCGCCAGACTCAATGAAGCCGACGGCTGGCGGAGTCCACGCGACCCTGATGCGCGGCATGACTGAGCCGTCTAACTGGATGAACTGCGTCGTGCCGTCCGCAGTCAGAGAGAGATTCGTCGGAGCCGAGATTGAAAACGGGTCCGGCAGCGTCGTGTTGAGCGCGCCTGCCGTGTAGATTTCATCCGTGACATTCCACGAATAGACCGACGAGTCGGTTTCGCGCAGCGTCATGTCCACGAATACCTCGGGAGGATTGCCGCCGCTCGCAAAGTTCCACTCCATGACCTCGAAGACCTTAGAGGAAAATCCGAGCTTTGAGTTGGTGATCATCACCGTGTCGCCTGCGCGCACTTGCATCGCCTCCAGTCGGAAGCGCGCTGACATCGTGATTTCCTCGCGAGCGCGGCGAAGCTCGATGACCGCGAGACGCTGCGCGCAAGA